TCTCTAATTGTTCCTGTGTGAACATATCATAAGTAAAAGGCTTTCCGTCTTTACCGGGTTCACCTTTAGGACCAGGGTCGCCATTAACTCCATCTTTACCAGGAGCACCAGGCGGTCCAGGAGGACCTTGCAGCCCTCGCTCACCGTTTAATCCGTCAATACCGTTTCGACCAGGTTCGCCAGGAGGCCCAGGAGGCCCTTGCTCTCCTGGGTCACCCTTTGGTCCTTGTAGTTTAACGATTTGAGTATTATCTTTAACTTTGATCGTTTCGTTATCTTCGTGAATGTGTAGTTCGTCCATCATTTCCCCCTATTGCTAACGCCTTCTACTATAGTAATTTGTCCTTTAACTAGACATTTGATAGGGTGGTCGCCATTCCAAATAAATAAGTCCCATTGGTATTTACCAACTGCTAGGGAGTTTGTATCCAACGAAAGAGTGATTTTAGATGCTTCATCGTTTTCTAGCTCGTCGGTAGACACGTCAATATCGAACTTAGCTTTATATTCTTCGTCCGGCGAATATTTACGAACACAGGCGAACAAACTTTCACTTGCAACAACATTGTTATAACCAATGCTAAGAGAAATCACTTCCCCTTTAATTGCATTAAAGTTATGTAGGACTGGTAGTTTCATCTTCGTGTACCTCGTCCATTAAATCATTATGGACACAGCCCTCTGTTGGGCATGTTCCGTCTTCGTTAAGCACTTCCCAGCAGTACTCACAAAATTCCATAACAGGTACTTTACTTTCTCCGATATATTTAGGCATATTATTGTACCTCCTTAATACGTGTTACCATTTCGGTATTTAATTTGATATATTGTGCACTAATGGCCCCAGTAGGTTTTCCCATTAATAACAATCTGCGCTGAGCCTCTTCTAAGGATTTGAAGCGAGGATCGTATTCAGATTTAATCGCATTAATCTTATCTTCCTTGGTAGGAACATACGGAGCAGGTTCGACAAACTTGCCGTCTACATAGAATTTACCTTTCATAAATTCATCAAGCATGCTATCACCATCTGCAGAGTAAATATAATCCGCTGCATCTGGCCATTCTTGTTTTGCAGTTGCTAACAACTGCTCTTGCGTTACTGTATTATCAACATAGGACGTAATTCGTTCGCCCATTTCGTTCAATACAAATACATATTGATTCATAGTCGTATCCTTTCGGAGGTTAAATTATGCGCCGTCACCTTGTTATATTAAAACGTAGACAACGCAATATCATTACATTAAGGCAACTATTTAACGAGTGGCTGCCTATTCACTCTCAGTCTATTTCTGATAGCGCTGTTAAGTCTTATCACATTGCTTTTAAACACATATCCAATATAGCGGATATGCCTATCACGGATATTCATTTTCAGCACCTTCAAAATGTGATTAATTCCATGCACGTAAAAGGACTTTCCTACTCATCTTGTAAGAAAGTCTGCACGATACTTAATCAATTATTTAATTACGCAATCATTAAAGATTTCCCTATCACTAATTACGCCTTACACTTAAATCTAGGGCTCAATATACCAACGATTCAGAGAAGAGTATTCACTCGCCAACAAATCAACAAATTATGGGCAATAGATACTTCTTATTCCCATATGATTTTAATACTGCTCTACACCGGACTACGTATTGGTGAGCTACTTAATTTACGCAGGCAAGATATCAATAGACGATCATCGTACCTTATCGTGAGACACGCTAAAACAAAAGCCGGCGAGGGGCGTATTATTCCCATTCATCACCGCATCATGCCTATAATAGAGCAACTACATACTAGCGATTACCTATTCACTATCAGCTACACATCATTCCGTAAGCATTTCCAGGATATTATGAAACAGTTAAATTGTAAGCATACTATCCACGACACCAGGCACACATTCGCAAGTCTCCTTGATGTGGTTGCACCGCCTAACGCATTACGCTCCTTACTAGGCCATAAACAAGGTGATATCACTACTAGGGTATACACACATAAGACCATTCGTGAGCTACGCAAGACCATAGAATTATTAAAGTAACTCCCCAGTGGGGCTTAACTTGGTTTAATAACCAAAATACTTATTGCGATGTAACGTTACCTATTAGCTGTAACGTGTTAATCGCATTATGTACCGATGACTCCGCAAGCACGACAACAATTAAAGGGGATGAATTCTTTGTATCTTGGAATAGTGGTTATTCCACAAGCGGAAATAGAACGACTATTCGCTTCTTAGCACATAGGGGTAACGCTGGTAACTTCACGTGGCTGTGCGTAGGGAAGAATTAATATCCAGTGGGGAGCTTTTAATAACGTATCGATAGGAGGCACAGTATCGTTCCCCGTCGCTTTCGCATCTGCGTGCTTCGTTGTGGTTGGGAATGATGTCAACGGAAATAATGTAGATAATCAAGTTCATTCGTTTAGGGATCATACTAGAACAGGAGTTAAAGTGTATTCCCAGGCGGCGAAAGATGGTTTAAATAAAAGTACCGCTTGGGGTCGCTATATTGCGGTAGGTAACTAGCTAATCCCAAGAGCAAACCAGTAATAAGAAGCAGCGTATCTATCACTCGCCACAAATACAGCTTTTGTATTGTTGCTTTCGCTTGCAGAGTTTGCAAAATATCTAGGTGTATCAGAACCACTCCAATAGGCATCAATAGCGCTAGCCATGAATAATCTTGTAAATCTAATAGGGAACGTTACTTCTGTTTTTATAACATTATCTTGGCCACCAAATCCCCACTGGATAGTGAAACCATTAGCGAATTTAACAAATCCCGCATTAGCATCGAGTTTAGATGCCACGATAGCGCCTTGCCCTAATAAGTTTTTGATTGTTACTAGTGTACTCGCAGGGGAGTCGTTCCAGTTCGCACTTCCGAGAATCGCCTTAATTTGGTCTGTGATATTGGTGTGTGCACTTGTATCACGGTTATGAGAATCTAATGCTCCTCGTGTGAGGTATGCCGCATCAATCTTCTTAACTGTTACATTCGTAGAATTACCGATTACTACATCTAAAGAGAACACTTTAGAATTAATCGGTGTCTCTTTGGACGGAATATAGGAAGCGTAATTCCCTCCGTTACTATAAGCAATGAGTTTAGCAGCGGAATCAGATTCGCCCTCAAGGTTAGCATATACGCCTAACTCCCTAGCGAAGAATCCGCTATTTACCGTGCTATTGCTAACGGCAAACTCAATTCTAAATTGGCCGTCGCCTACAAATTCACCACCTGAAGTGAACGGGCACTCTAATTTTGGAGCTAGTACGGAGGTCATAGTATCGATATTTTGATTATCGAGCTGGCCGTCACCAGTAACTAGCTTAATGTATTGCAACTTCTTACCGGTTGCTTGCGATCTTGCGATTAACTCACGGCCATAGTTGGTTAATCGTGTATTTGGATAAATAGAAGCCATGTGTTCTCCTTATACTTTAATTGTTTCTAATACGTCGAAGCTCATGCCTATGTTAATGTCAGAGCCTACTTTGAAATCAAACTTATCTAATGCCGCTCCGACATGGAAGGATTCATATACATCAGCGATAGCGCCGATGTATATTTCGCCGTTAAGGTTTGTAGTACTTTTAGTTTTGATGATTAAGTTCTTAGGTATTAACGGCTCAACGTAATCAATGATATTGTTGAGCTGCGTCTCAAAGCCATCTACTACATCTAACCAGTACTCATACCTATCGGAGTTAACAGAGTGCGTTACTACATGATTACCAAACTTAAAGTTGAGCATTTCTTGTACTTTAGGCATAGTAAAAGGACGCTGACCGATTAATACCGATAGTATTTCACTTCTGCGTCCTTCTGTGTCTGTCAAATCCGGAGGATTGATGCCTAATATTTGTTCCCAAGCCTCAAGGCCGTAATCTGCGGCTGTATAGATGTATTCTTCTTTAAAGATATCTAGCATGATATCCCATAGCAGTTGCAGTTCTGCAGATTCTACTCGATAGACTTCTTGGATATCCCGAGAATCTCGAGTTAACGGAACGGCGAATTGTGAGATATCAATATCTCTCTTAAAAATACCGAAATCTGTAATCATACTGCCACCAAAGTAATCGTCCCTAATACTGGGATTTGATTATCCTTCAATTCAAGCTTTGAAACAGAAGCACCGTTTATAGTAATCCTACCGACGTCAAGAACATTAGGCAGTTCGACCATTAAAGCAGTTACAAGACTAGTCCGAAGAATAATATGTTCCTTCTCGTCTTGATTACACCATTCCTTAGCACGTAGAATCAATCGTTGCTTGATAGCGTTCTCTGCGAGTGTTTGGATTTCGTTAATGTTGTGCCCGCTCATCATGGTGACTTCAATTCGGTAGTTGATCGTTACCGGGTCAGCCTTTTCGATTGTTACTGTATGGCCAATAGGAGCGAGACCGTATCCTTTGCCTTTAGGGGCTGGGTCTATGACGTTCTCTACTTCCTTAATCAGTTCATCTGCTGCAGGCTTGTAGTCACTATTTAAAACGACTAACTTAACTGTACCGCCACCATTCCAACAGCGGTATACTTTAACACCGCCAACGCCTGGGATAGCTAATACCTTTTCCTTGTAATCCGCACCATTACCACCATAGGCTTTAGACTTCAAAGCATCAAAGTACCGTTTTCGGAACACTTCGGTGTCTTCTTCGTCTTCACCTGGCGTGATATTCTTCAATATCTTAGCAGAGGTAAGGCCGTTAATACCCTGAATTGGTGTAATATCCCCGGTAGTCGCATTAGGAGTGCGTCCGTACTGTTCGCATTTGAGCTTGTACTTATGTTCTGTATCGTCGATTACCTCTGTTACAACAAAGTTATATTCGTTGTAATTAAATCGAGAGCCAATCGGCACTTCCATATTGAACTGAGCTTCAAATTCGCCTTGTGTTGCAGGTTCCGGGTAAATATTAAACTCTGCTGCACGAAGTATCAAGAATTCACGGTCTGCCGTAGTTGCAAACGCTTGTTTCAAGATAACGTCTGCTAGGATGTAGAGCTCTGCAAACTCTATACTTGCCGGAGCTGTAGCATCGTATATAACACTACCTTCGCGCCGATCGAATTCATCTTTAACTCTATCGAGCATTCGTTTTTCAATTCGATTGGCCGTCATATGCTCATACAATACCTTTCACCCCTTTCTTGATTTTTTGTAGCGTACCATAGATGGTATCTACATCAAACTCAACCATGACGTCACCACCTTCGTGGCTAAAATCAAAGTTGTATACTTTAGTTATTCTATCGTCATTCAGTAAAGCCTCTTCTATGCGTCGCTGTAACTCAGCGTACACATAAGGAATGGGCTGACCAAATAAGTCTTGTAGTTCGATGCCGTAATTCCAACTGTAAATGATATATTGATAACGCTCCGTATTGATAATTTTATAAATTGCTTGTTCCATAGCTCGCAACTTATCTGCATAGCCCCTAATTTGGCTATCCGTTCTAAAATCAACATCATACGTGTGCGACGGTTCAATATAATTCACTGTGTCAGGAATAAGGGCATCGTTATTTTGTTTTGGTAATAGTAAATTATCTGCCATTACTTAGTCGTGCACCCCCTATTCGGGTTATACCAACGGTCTAATGCTATGTAACGCTGTCCGCCGGTTTCCTTCAGCATAATGACCTTATCGCCCATTACTAATTGGTTATGAACGAGATACTTCTTACGCCCTTTGTACTCATGGTTATGGCTTGCGTATTCAGCCATACCACCGCCACCTGCTCGGTTTTCTGTAACATGATCAACACTCATCTCCATAGTCCATTCACAGGTGTTTTTGGTAAGAATAATATTCTCTTCAGGTACAGTTAACTTAGGGTCAATCTTAATAGCTAGTGGGGATACACTGACAACTTCGCCGACGATTACCTCCATAGGCTCACCATTTGATATAACGGTGCTCGCTATTTCTTTAATCGTGTTAACGATTTTCATGTACTCGCTATCCATTATTTAGCCCCCATTCGAATAATCTTAGTAGGTGCCTCTTCATTATGCCATGCATAATTTGCGTTGCCGTATTTCATAGCATAGCCACGCTTAGAAGAGTTACCAAAGCACCCGCCCGCGCCGTCGGCAATAACAACGTGCTCATCATCACCATAAATCAACAAATCGCCTTTATTAGCGTATCCGTTAAATTGTTCCGTTGTATAACCTTTAGCCTCGAGATTTTGACGAAGTGTATCAACCCTTGCCGTGCCTTTGTTGTACTCATCTTTCAAATCAGAATTGTACCAAGACCCCGTAGCGCATACTGTGTCAGCACAGCCTTGGCTACCATATTGAGATACTCGGCCGTCGTTAGAACTGAATGCTGTATCAACTTGACCTGCCGTACCGCCTGCACCAGTAGTAACTGCAGAGCTTTTGGTCTTCTTAGCAGCTTCAATCTTCTTAACTGCTTCCGCATCTTCGTCTTTCGCAACTTCATAAGCTGCGTCATTATCAACGTATCGTAAATCTAAATCCATTCCGTGAAATCCTGTTTTAAACGTATGAGTAACAGATGTTACCATCATGTAATTATTAACAATCATATCGCCAAAGTTTCGATTGATGTACACCAAAGAACCACCACGTACACGCACATCGCCAATGACGTTTTTCAGCTTAATCTCACGGCTTTTCTTGTTTTTGTGAGCCATGATTGCCTTGGCTTGCGCTACTGCGTTGATGTCCTTTTCTTTAGGAATGAGCAGGTACTGTAATCTGCCCCATTTCTCGATGTTCTTGTCGTCCTTGGCGATGAATGTGTTCTCCAATTTACTTGATGCACCGTTCGGGACTGTACGGACGATTTTTACATAGTTGTATGTTTCCTTGTCTATGGAAGTTGTGTACTGCACGTCTTCCATGCACTCATCATCAATGTAAATATCGGTCTTCATAGTCTCAAACGATGCTAGCCGTAACTCTCCAGCATCATCGTACAAATGATAGAACGCATGATTAGGCGTGTATATAGCTGTTTTATCAAGTAATTGGCATATCATTTCTTGCAATGACTTATCTTTGAATATGGTTTGAGGTTTCTCCGGAGTTTTCCATACGGTATCATCCATATAACCACATTTCAACCCAAAGTCATCGGCTACCATTTTAATGAACTCAGTCGCCGTCATAGCTCCGATAACATAGCAGTCTTTATTCTTGAGATAGCGTATCTGATCATAGCAAGTAACTGATATAGAATTCTTGCCGTCGCGCTGTTTTTCAAATACGTACCCAAAGAATACCGCCCCTCCGTTTAAGGTGAACTTAACTGTATCACCTTCTTCAAAATTGAGGTTAGGGTCTTTAGGTACTTTGAATGTCATCTTACTTGGAACACAGTCAACTGCTCTCGTAATTTGTACGCCGTCTTCCGGTTCTACAAGCCACAAATCACCAGTACTTTTATTTCTGATGGTTAGCTCATAGTGAAGTTGAGTAGGCATGGGTAACGGAATGATAGTGCCATTGATTTGAGATTTTTCGACTGTTTTCTTTTCATCTATAGCCATTCGTTATTACCCTCACGTTTAAGCTGAACAACTTGGCCAACACCCAAGATAGCCGGTACAGCGATTTTGTTAAGTGCTGCAATTTGGAATAGGTTATCCGTATTTCCTAGCTGCTTCTTAACGATTTGCTGTAAAGTCTGACCTTTGGACACTTTAGCAGTAGATGCTGCTACCTTACCGTCAGTCGGTCTGTCCGACTTAACGCTACCTTTTGCAGTACCATCCTTATCGGTCTTCACTTCAATTCGTTTAGCACCCCAAGGCTTCCACTGTTTCAATGTTACGCTAGCATACGAGTCAAAGCCGTTATCTGCGTCTTCTTCTATGACGTAGTTTTCAAGCGTACACTTCATGTTAGTCATAGCTAGCATCTGTCCGCCTGGTTTCATTCGAACTACGATAAATTGGAAGATCGTCTTTGTAGTCTTAAGCTTTTCGAGTTCATCGATATAGTACTTAGCCTTCTTAGACTTAAAGAGCAAGGACTCATTAAATGGATAATCAGAGTTAGGCAACAAGAATTTAAAAGCAATGTCAGTAAGCCCTGCGGGTTTAATAACGTTAACTTCGCCTTTCCCCAATAGTTCCATTGTTTCGTTCTTGCCATTGATAGTAGTGACTAATTCTTTAGGGGGAATCGGTATCTGCATCGTCCCCATATAGAAGTAATACATTTAGATTCCCTCCCTTTGAATAGCAAATGCATCTTTCAAGCCTTTTGAGATTTGACTTGTAAAGCCATCTAGGTCAGTGCCGTTGTTAATTTCCACATCGTTATTCATTTGGATGTGAATTACATTGGCATCTTGCCATTTCTTCAAGGACTTATCGATAGCGCTTTCACGGAGTGCCTTGATTTCCTCATTTGTCATGTCGATAGACTTGGCAATCTTGCCTGTGTTCTTGGCAGTCTTACCTGTATTTTTCTTAGTCTTATCGGCCGCGTCATGATCAGCACCTGGAGTAATTTTGCTAGCGTCAAACTCTTGAGGAGTTTTAACACCAGGCATGTTAGGCATTAAATCACCTAGGCTAAGGTTAGCCCCAATGTTATAGCCTTCGCCGAAAGCTCCAGTAACACTAGAATAATCCATCTTGCCCATGACGGTAGTTTCACCGCCGGCAATTTCGAACCGTTCTAATACACCAGTAGACCCTCCTACTTTATCGATATTTACACCAGGAATTTTATTAATCGCATCGATAATATCGTTAATCCGGGCCTTTACGAATTGCCAAATACCATTCCATATATCGATAAACAAGTTAGCGACTGCATGTAATGGGTCTTTAAATACGTTGGCCAAGAAATTAACAAATGCTGCGATAATGTTCCAGCCCAATGCGAACACATTGAAAATAGCAGAGCCGAACGCCCAAAAAGCACCAACTACGATTCCTAGTACGCTAATATTCGCATCACAGAAATAGTTAATAGCTTCTACTGCTAAGTAGATTATGACTATAACGGCAACAATCAAACCGATAACCCAGGTTAACGGACACGCATATAATGCGGCGTTCAATCCTTCTTGAGCTACAATCATTGCCAAAAGGGCAGCAGTTTCAGCCCAGTCTGCTACGGCCTTAATCGCCATAGCACCGGCAGCGAGAATCGTTCTTCCGGCTGCTATACCGGCCTGGATTGCATAAAACGCCATTACACCGCCCAGTATTATCATTGCTGTATACATGATAGACGAGTGCTGTCTAACAAAATTAGATAACGTGTTAAACGCCCACACTGCAGTATTAATCGTTTCACCGATAACACCTACGAGCCAATAGAATACCGGTGCTACCATTTGGATAGCTCCCGTTACGTTGTCCACTAACTCACGGATACCCTCGCTGTTAGCAAGGTCGGATATTCGTTGGAACACAGGTTCGAACGCCCGAATAGCTTTATTCTTAATCGACTGCATATGATCGCCCCATGTTTTAGGAAGCGATTCGAACTGCTTTTCAATCTCAGGCAAGTTATTCATAATAGCATTTTTAATTACTTCAGCAGTAATCTTGCCTTCAGAGGCTAGTTTCTTAAGTTCGCCACGAGATACGCCCATAGATTTAGCAATGATGTTTTCAATCATAGGCGCGTTTTCAGCAATAGACCTGAACTCGTCACCTTGTAATTGACCAGATGCTAGACCTTGCGTTAACTGAAGCATGGCGTTCTTTTGTGCTTCTTTCGAAGCACCGCCAATAGCGAATACCTTCTGGATACCTTCCATAAATTCTACGGCTTTTCTTGGGTCCGGGAACGCATCATGTGCGGATTGAGATACCTGGATTACGGCGTCCGCCATTTCCAAATACCCGCCTCTTGCACGCTGTGCGGATTCAAATATCTGTTTGTTCAGATAAATGGCATTCTCCTGGCTTCCGGCTACCAATTTAAGGCGAGCTTGTACCTGCGCCCATTCAGTAGCAGTGTCTTGGATTGATTCAATAGCGCCTTTTATAGCGCCAATCCCATTCATT